TCGGCCTCGTTCATGGTAACGGTATCCCCTGCATGCTCGGCTTCTCTACATTCAACAACGTATCTGGTGCGAAACATTTGAATAGCATCTACAACAAATAAAGGCATAACGACTCCATAATAAAATTAATGCCGGTTACGATCTCCGGCGTCCCTTAGGAGAGACCGTTCAAGTCACATCAGTTAAAAACTGAGCTGCCAACGGCTGCGTAAGCGGCGGCAATCATACGGCGTGAGGGCGTACCCAAACGGTATGCAGTCTTTCCATTCTTAGCAGTATTGCTATAGATGGAATAACCTTGTGAGCGCAACTCGGAGATGCGAGCGGCTACAGAGGTTTCTGTAGTACCAAACAAACCTGCCATTTGACCGGCGGTAAATTGACGGCCATGTGACAAAGTTTTCAGTACACTGTTTTGCAAAGACATAATATTTCCTTAATATAGAAATGCCCCACCATAGAAAAAGTTACGAGGGCGGTGGTCTTTCCCTCGTAACAGAGGATTAAGCTTCAGCTAGTTCTTTGATTGACTCAAGTTCTAGATCAACTTTTTCCTCTTTCGCAGCCTTGATTATAGGCTGTTTAGGAGTTTCTTTCAACTCCTTTTTGCCCAGAATCTCGATAATTTCAGAAGCATAAACATTAAATGATTCCTGATCCAAAAGAAACGAACAAGCTTGGGGCTTAGTCATAGGGTTTGGAAGTTCGATAAGCTGAATATCCGTATCTCCCTGCTTCTGCAAGTTCTTAACTCGAAGTACAAAATCAGAACAGAAACGAACCTTTATCTCACCATTGTGTCTAGAAACACCTGCCACAGTAAACAAAGTCATAATAGACCTTTCATAATAAAATTTAACTACCTATCACACAAAACCCAACTACTGTGGTGCTTACACACCAAGACCCTGCCCGGCCATCATGTAATTGGTAACCTTGGTAAGCATCGTATCCTTGGATGTAGCTCGTGCAATCTCTGCAAGAAACTTATCCTTAGTACTTCTCTTACCAGCGGATTCTTCAATCAGTAAACTACAGGTGTTACGAAACGACACCAACGTCGAACCTTCGTATTCCTTAAACAACAACTTCATACCATCGGTACCCACAGTATCGTTTTTAATACGGGGTCTAGAGTTAGTCTGAGTTTGCATACAATCCTTTAATTTAGTTGATATACTATTATAACCTATTTCCGTCCAAAAGGCAAATTTACGGCCGTAAAAAAAGGCCCCTAAAGGCCTTCTTCATCTTCAACTTCTTCTAGGTCAATTAACCCCTGGTCTGCCAAGGTTTGTACCGTTTGTTCAATTCCTACAATTCTTCCCCTCCAGTAACAGGCGTAACAGGCTAAAATCATTAACCCCAATTGAAGTAAATCCATTATTGAGAAGATAGGTTCTTCCATTTCTTCCTTTTATATTATACAGTAACATATGGCATCCATAAGTATATTTTCTTATAAAGCCGCTTCTTAATGTCAGACCACTCCTCACCTTTAAAAGTTTTTTTATAGTACGAGTATGACCACAATTTTCTTCTTCTGTCTATTGTACGCAAAACCTCGTAGGGATCCTTTTTAGGGTAACAAAATTTTATTTCCATTGCAATATCATGACCGTAAGCATCAATTTCGTCAATATCTGAAAGATACTCTCTATCCTCATCCAAATCCCCTGCCATGTTTCTAAAATCTAAACTTAACGCTCCTTCATCTTTATAGTCTCGGTGCTGCCATTGGTTTTGATGGATAGCTTCATGCTGGCATACCTGTGATACCGCAAACTTAAATTCTCTCCACTTCTCATCATCCATGGGAAAGGTTTTGTGATTTTTAGGGAAGTTAAGAACTATGTAACGCTTATTTGCATCCATATCGTATAGACCGGATACTGAAAAGTCTTCTCTGCTGTAATCACTGTAGGTTTCATACCGAAATGTAAAGGGTTCAACCTTTGCAAAAGACCGGTTTAATATACCGGTAATATAAAAATAAGTTTGGCGGCCTACTAATTTAGATTTCTTTGACTCTAAAATTCCATCTATAACTGGTGCAAGATACATAGGGCCCCCTTTAGAATTATTTATACTTTAATTCCGGAGAAGTCCTTTTTCTTGAATAGATTATTCATACCAATATTAATAGGTGCATCTTCCTGCCCGGTATCCCGTAGATTACTTTGAGCAATATCCTCAAGGTCATACAGCCGCATTTTCGCCCGATCAATACCGATCATAAACCGCTTGTGTAATGTAGGGTCATTATACCGGTTTTTCAGCTGCTTTACCATTAACTGATTGAGTTGCTCGAGTTCTTCTGTACTAATCAACGCAAACATAAAATCTGCTGTTGCTGGTAGACCGAAAGATTCGGAAGTATCTGTAAGCTCCACATCCGTATTCGAGAAACCCGAACGCGTTGTCTGAGTAGCTGACATAATAGGTACATTAAATTCTACAGCTAGACCACGTAACTCTTCTGCAATGGCTTTTATATATGTATAAGAATTGACACCTCCACCAGGCTTAAATCTGGAGGATGCACATATGTTCAAGTAATCGATAAAAATTACATCAGGTTTAAAGGATCTCTTTAAACTCAACTCATTTAACAGCATTTTAAAGTGGCCAACGTGTGCAGACGCCGTAGGGTACTCCTTAATAATTAGCTTGCCATGTATCTTGTTATTCAGCTTTTCCATCCTGCTATCAAACATTTGTTTAGGTAGAGACTTTAATTGATCGATCTCCACGTTCAATAGATTTGCGTCAATACGCTCAGCAATTCGCTCCTCTGCCATCTCCAAAGTAATGTACAATACATTTTTACCTTGACCAATACAACTGGCGGCTACGTGACACATGAATAAAGACTTACCAACCCCGGTACCTGCAAGCGCAATATTAAGCGTTTTATTAGGCATCCCACCCTGTGTGATCTTATTAAAGAGATCTAGGTCAAATGGGATTCGCTCTTCGACACGGTTATAGTATTCAAACCTCTTACTTGCATCATCAAAGTAATCATGCCCAACAGAGTTATCAAAACAAACACCTAATGCATCTTGAAGTAAAGAAGGAATACCATCTTTTGATACAAGCTTATCCCTACCCTCCATTACCCCGATAGATTGAAGAATAGCGTTATATACAGCCTTATCCTTACAGAACTTTTCAGTCTCATCTAATAACCATTGAGGGTTAGGTACCTCCGTTACGACCAGCTCTTTAAAGAGATCGGTTATCTCCTTAAATTGACCTTCAGGTACATTGGTATTCTGTAATGAAATAGATATAGCCTCAACCGTAGGAGGCTTGTTGTACTTAGTTACAAACTCGTGAATTAATTTATAAACCGTTCTTTCACTCTCATCCGTAAAGTACTGCTCCTTAATAAAAGGCAGTACCTTGCGCATGTATACTTCATCATGTACTAGATTCTTTAGTATCGTTATCTCTAGTCTGCTTAAGGTCATCTATTGCTTCTCGTAAAATATCATTAATAATAACTTCAACAACAGCTTGAAATTTTGGCTCTTTTAATTCTTCATCGGTAATTGAATCCGGCTTATGTACAGTATGGGAGTCTAGTAGTAGACCACCTTCTGTTTTTTCATCAAACTCTAATTTTTCAATCTGAATACATACACCTTTATACTCACCGTCTATAATTTCAAACCCCCAGTCGTCGCCTACAAACCATGGTTTAAATAAATCATTCCGTAGCATCATCAAACTCCTTAGTAATATCTTCATCACTCAAGATAGCACCGTTAGCAACTTGATAGGTAGTCTTTACCCATTCCTGGAATGAAGATGTTTGTAAAATAGGTAGCCAGAACTCCTTAGTATCACACTGTGCTGCTCTAAACTTCTGATCTTCTACTTCACCGGTATCTTTATTAACGCGAGAATACCAACCGTTAGAAGGCTTAATAACGTGACCAGATTCTAAAGCCATATCCAGTAGTCCAGACCAACGACTGATACCACCATCGTGACGAACAGTAACAGGGATCTTAGATTTCTCTCTGACGTAGCGCGACTTCTCAACGTTAATAATAAAGTTATACCCTACAACCTCGGTACCTTCTTTTTCTTGCTGACGACCTAGGATAAAGATATTATCGGCGGAGTAATAAGAACCAGTACCACCACCTACAACGTCTTTTGAATATAACTCCATAGTCTTATAGGTATGATTAACTACTACCATCGGTATATCTTTAAGAGATAGATGAGGGGTAACCATACGGAACAGAGACTTGATCTGCTTTGCTCTTGACATATCTGCTACCGACTTACCTTCTAACGCATCTTCGACTTCTTTCTTAGATGCAAGGTTACCAATAGAGTCAATAATAATAATCAGATGATCACTTCTTTCAATACCTTCTAACTGAGTCATTATATCGAACTTCAATTGCTCAATATTAGTTAGTGGGGTATGGATAACACGTTTAGCATCAATGCCAAAAGAGTCAAAGTACGACTGAGGAGTACCGAACTCTGAATCATAAAAGAGTAAAGCCGCATCGGGATACTTATCCAGATACGACTTTGCCATCAATAAAGAAAAAGCAGTCTTAAAGTGCTTCGAAGGACCTGCCCACATCGTAAGACCAGGAGTAAGACCTCCATCTAGTCTACCAGATAAAGCAATATTAATTGCAGGGATAGAAGTAGGAATCATATCCTTCTTCTGAAAGAATTTCGATTCGGCTAAGAGGGCCGTATCCTTAATAGTAGAGTTCTTTTTAATCTTATCGAGTATTGACATAGTATAAGTTCCTTATAGTTCACATATTATAATATAAATCAGACGTAAGGTCAATCTATTACTGACACCAGCTTTGCTTGGCATCACCGTAATATTCACGTGCTAATCCATTAGCAATTAACCCAGCTCGAACACTTTGACCATTAACTAAGATATCTCCAAGCACCCTACCACCAAATTTATCCCAGGCATATAAGGTAACTTGTATCCTACCCCCCTGAGCAATCAACTGAGAGGTCCATTTACTAGCTAACTGTGCTCTTTGATCCTCTTGTGGACACTGTGCTCTATGTCCCTTTTCTGGTGTATCAACACCGAAGATACGAACTGCTAGTTCTGGTTTGAGTGGCGCAGGTAAGAATGGTGCTGCAATGACAATGGTATCACCATCACTTACACGTAAGACCTGGGTGTCATAGGTTGCTGAGTTCTTGGGCATCTTTTGAGCAAATGCCTGGGTAACTAACAGTAATGAAAGAATTGCAATATATTTTTTCATCCGAATAATCCTTCTAGAGATGCGGTTTCTTTAACTTGCCAGCCAATACAGCTGAGTAAAGAGTTAAGGGGTTCAAGAAAAGACTTCTCAAACATTTTATCATAATCAATATACTCACGTAAATTAAACTCCGGAGGGATATCTCCTGCAAATGTTATAACGTGGGTAGCTAGGGGATTAGGTTCTCTTAAATACACAAACTTAATCTTATCCCCTTCTTGAATCAATTGATACTTCTTCTCTAACCCATTATTTGTAATTAGATGATTATATAGGAGAGCTCCCCTTACGTGGATAGGGGTACCCTTTCTAAAGATGGAATTAGGATCACTATATTCTTTAAGCCCATTAATACCTCTAGGGAACGCAATATCTTCAGGGTCAAGACTATGCCACGTTGACTCTAAGTCAGCCACAAACTGCCTCAACGTTGCCTCATCTTTTGTAAGAGCAATACCGACAGCCTCCTTGAGTGCTTTACGAACCGGGGCAGGGGTAGAGGACCTAACGATCTCCATCCCTAGAATTTTAAGCTTCGGGGGATCGTAAGTAACACCTTCCGAGTTATATACATTAACCGCATACCGCTTCTTAGCAATCCATATACCTCTATCGGCAATAATCTCTCGCTTAAATTTAATCCTACGCTGGTAAATATTTAAGTAGTCTGCAAGATCCTCACACGCCTCGTTAATAGTAGGTTCAATCTGTGTACTACAGTACTTATCTAAAACCTCTACGATCACCTCGTTAGTTCTACCTTTAAGATTGCGTTTTACTAAATCTCCAAGAGTAATGTACGTAGAATCGGTATCGGAATAAAAAGAGTATTCAATATCTTTAGTTCCACATTCCTTATTTACAAAGCTTTTTAATTTATTAGCTACCGTTCGAATAATAAGTTGCCCGGTCATTGTAATACCCTCGGCTATTCGGATATCATAATACCTAAAGTGAACATTACCCATTGCACCGTAAAGAGAGTTCATTAAAATCTTAGCAGACATCTGCCTTGAGTTAAGACTGGATATTTCGTTCAAGTACTTCTTATCTTTTGTCTTCTCGTACATGATTTGCGCTTCTAGCATTAGCTTCTTAGCAACCTGTCGCTCACCAAAGTAGAACTCAATTAATTCAGGGAAGATACCCTTCTTATCTTTTCTAAAGCATTGCCCGTTAGCAGTCATAGCCAACTGCTCATCATGAATATTTTGTGTATGTACAGTTCTGTCTAATAACTGCTGAATACTTCTCTCATCGTCTGCTAGGTACTTCTGCCCGTTAACAAGTGTCTCAGGAGACATATTCCATGACATAATAATAGAGGGGTACAGAGAGGTTGCATCAAAAGAAACAACCCAATCGTATTGACTAGGCTTAGGCTCCTTGACATACGCACCCATAATCTGTCTATCTAAATTAAGATCAACCGGGGGCGGGTTATGAACAATAATGTTCTGCTTCAATAACTTATTATATAAAATACAATCCCATGTACGTACCGATGAAAAGATATCCGTGTAATTGCATTTAGCATCGTACGCCATAGTCAGGATAAGAGTAATAATTCTCATCTTATCTTCCAACTGGTCAACCAACTCTACGTCGACAATATTATAGTCAACAAAGAGTTCCCAATCATTCGTATAAAACTCTTTAAAGGTGCTGTATGGTGACTTAATCTTCTCCTTGTTAAGCTCCTCCTTAGCAACCGTATCCAGCTTATAGTTTTCAACCATCTTATAAGAAAACTTCTTATACAGATCCATAAAGTCAAGAATGGATATACCACTCCAGTTATATGCTAGTTGGGTACGACCTCTTGCGTACGGTACCTCATTGGTTGAGACGAACCCCCAAGGAGAACATTCCGTTAAAGCTTTATCACCTAATACCTTAACAATTCTAGAAGACAGGTATGCAATGTCAAACAGCTGTACGTTCCAGCCAGTTATTACATCGGGATAATCATCTTTAAGGTAGTTAATAAACTTACGCAGTAGATCAAATTCATCTACGCATTGAATATAGGTAGCATTTTCTTTCTTACTCGTATACGGCTTACATCCAAAGGTTGTAATTTGCTTTGTATTAAAGTCTTGAATAGAAATAAGAATAACCTGCTCTTGCGCATTCCGGACATCAGGGAAACCATACTCAGTTGTGGTCTCGATATCAATCGTCACAATCCTCATTAACGAGATATCGACGTCAATCTTATCGGGAAAGAGTTTGCTGGTGAATTGATATATGTAATTATAGTTACCGTAGATAGGGAAGTTGCTTACATCCCTGTACCTCTTTACAAATTCCTTCGCAGCCGCAATAGAGCCAAACTGCTTCTTCTCAAGATTTTCACCCCATAAAGATTTATATTGTGACTCGGTACCAGATCGAACATAGAAACTTGGCTTAAACGGCACCTTCTGATGAACCCGCTTACCATCCTTGAATCCGCGGAAGTAAATATAATCACCCCGGGCATAAACGTTTGTATAAAATAGCATCTGTTGATTATATGATAGATCTATAACTTAATCAACTTATTTCGGTTATAAATATAAAACAGTGTTAGTTCTTAATTATGCAATATATTATGCAAATATTAAGGATACATATGGCTACAAAGAAACCTCCAGTCAAGCGCCCGCCAGTAAAAAGTACACCGGTTAAAAAACCGCCTGTTAAGAGCGCTCCGGTTAAAAAACCACCAGTTAAGCAAACAACCAAAAAACCGGTTAAAAAAGCAGTTGCTTCCTCTATAGTTATAGATGTAAGTAGTAGCACAAAGTCTGCATCCTCTATGATGGATAAAGCTATCGATTTAATTAAATGGGTTGATTCACCGTTTAAATTATTTGAAGTAATCTTACTTGCAAGCGTATTTTTCTTTGGTTACTTTGCATGGGATAGCAGGGCTGTAATTTTAGAAGCAATTACCCATTCGAGTAAAATAACCAATCTTAAAGAGGTAAATCACCTTATACCGGTTGCTGCAAGCCTACAAAAAGACTTGGAAGCTGTATCTGTAGTAGTACACAAAGCAAGTTTAGTTGTTAACACCAGAACAACAATGTTGGCTTTCGGTCCCAAGGGAAGAGATAACACATTAGATGGATTAATTTCTAGTTTGTTTAACAAAGACCCTGGTCGTAATGCTGCAATTATTGGTATGCTTAACGGTGAGGTTATTTGCGATAAACTAGATGTCACTAGCAAGTCTTCAGAGTGGGAAGC